CCTCGGTCTGGGCCTCGAAGTAGGCCGCCAGCCACTCGGGGCTGCCCAGGTCCATGTAGGCCCGGTCAACGTCGTGGGCCCCGGCCAGACGCTGGACGGCGACCTCGATGTCCTCCATGGACACGGGGCCGGACGGCACGGCCGTCTTGTCGCCCGCGTAGTCGTCGACCTCGGGGGCCTCGCCAGCGACCCAGCGGTGGCCGATGATCTTTAGCGCCTTCGGCAGGGGGCGGGTCGTGGTCGCCAGGTCGATGAACTTACGGCGGTAGTCGCTGCCCTTCCACAGTTCGTCCAGGTAGGCCGGGCGGAACGCGGCCGGGCTGTCGCCGGGGACGATGTCGGACAGGGCCGCCCGCAGCGCCTGGGGGGCCTGGCCGGTCTGGTAGCCCTCGACGGCCGCCTGGGTGAACTGGGCCAGGGTCAGGCCCTGGGTCGACGCCTGGACGCCCTGGGGGGCTGCCTGGTGGGTGGCGGTCGGGATGGTGAACTGACCAGAACGCAGGGCGTCCATGATCTCATCTCGCACCTGGGCCGCCGTGACCTGGGTCGGGGCGGCCGGGCCCTGGACGACCGGGGCCGGGGCGGGCTGGCCCTGGTCGCCGCCCTGGGGGGCCGATGCCGTCAGGCTGTCCAGGAACGCCTGGACGGCCGCGTTGTCGTTCGTGTCGACTCCGGCACGCCGGGCCGCCTCGATCTGTGCCGCTGTGAACATGCGGGGGTTTCCTCTCTCGGTGTTGTGTGATGCGACCACGGCCGAAACTCGGGATGAGTCGAACGCGGGGACTGACACCAGGGACGTCTCGCGGACGCTGCCCCCGGTGACGTTCAGGACGCCGTCGGCGTCGTAGGTGGCGACCAGGGCAGAGGCCCCGACGCTCAGGCCGTCGCGCACGCCGCTGTCGGCGTCGGCCAGGGCCCGCTGGCGGCTGGCCTCTTCGGCCGGGTCGCTCGACGGGGGCAGGTAGAACGTGCCCAGCAGCCCGTCGGTCGTCCAGGTCAGCGACAGGGCGTAGCCCAGGGCGTCGGCGTGCTGGTGTTCGCGCAGCAGTTTGACGCGGCGGGGCTCGGCCCAGGTGAGGCTACCCAGGGCGAACCTGGTCGGCCCGGCCGACGTCTGGCCGACCTGGTCGGGGCCGGGGACAATCAGGCCCGTGATGGTGCGCCTGGTCGTGTCGACGCTCGACGCCCGCATGGCGACCTCGGCGGACAGTTCCAGGTCGGCCGGGGGGGCTGACGCGGTGAGAGCTCGACGCCCGCAGACCGCGTCTGCGCAGGTCAGCGGGGCGTTGCAGCGCAGGCCAGCGGCCCGCAGGCAGGTCGGTCGGGTCATGCTGGCGGCGTCTCCTGGGTCGGGGCGGCGGCCGGGGCTGGGGTGCCGACGCTGGCGTCGGTAACGGCCGTGATCTGGTCATAGGCGAACGCTGCGAACTGGCCCCGTGGGCTGACGTCGGGCATCGACAGGCGGGCCGTGATTGCGGCCCCGTAGGCCACCAGGCCGAAGTCGAGCAGGACGCGCAGGCGGCTCTCGGCGGTGTTGTAGGTCATGCTGGCGTGTTCGACGCTGGCGTCGACCGTGTCGGCCGGGGTGCCGACGACGCGGGCCGCATCGACGGCGGCGGCGTTGCGGCCGGACGTCAGCAGATGCTCGGCCGGGGTGCCGTGCATCTTGGCCTCGATGTTTTTGGTGGTGAAGGCCACCCCGCCGTTGGCGCCCTTCCTGGCCGCAATCCAGCCGTTGATGAGATCGGTCTTTTCCGTCTTGCTCATGACGTAGTCGTCGGTCTGGTGCAGTTCGACGGCGGGCACGGGGTTGTCGGCGAACTTGGCCGCCGACGCCTCCAGGCGGGCGGCGGTGCGCACGGCCCCGGCCGCGTAGTTCAGGATGCCCTCGTGGGGGCCGTCGATGCGGACCAGGTCGGCCGGGTCGACGGGCTTGCCGTACACCTTGACCTCGCCGCCGTCGCCAAAGACGACGTTGCCGGGCAGGATGCGGCGTGCCGCCCTGGGGTAGCCGCGCTGGAAGGCCGACGGGGCGGCGTAGCGGGCCGTCACCAGCCACCAGGAAACGCCGTGAAAGATGAGGTCGTCGACCGTCCACAGCACCTGGATATAGCGGGGCTGGCCGGGGTCGGGCTGGGCCAGGAACTTGCCCAGGTCGGTGCCGTCGATGGGCTTGGCGTCGGCCCCCTCGGAGTCGACGACGACCAGGGGCAGGCGGCCCAGGGTCGACGTCATCACGCCGCGCGCCCTGGCGATTGCTGGCACGCCCATGGCCTGAGCCCTGGTCAGCGGGCTGTCGGGCGTCTGCCCGAACACGTCGCCCCAGACGACGGTTTGCAACCAGTCGGGGGCGGTCCAGGGGCTGGCGATCTCGGCGTCGGGCGTGACCGGACCCATCAGCGCCGAAGACTCCAGGGTGAGGGGCGGGGACGACGGGGGGGTCGACGCCCTCAGCCCGATGGATGAGGCCAGCCCCTGGACCAGTCCTTTGGTGAATGACACGGTCGTGATTCTGGCACGGGACTAGGACATATGAACGAGAACAGGTGTTCGACTGGCGTGTCGCGGCCGCAAATCTTCCAGGCCGGCGGGCCCGTTTTGGGCTCGAGCTGGGGGTCTGGGCCGAAGATTTTACGGCCGGTCAGGATGCCAGGAGATCGTCGAGCGTCTCGATACCAGGGCGTTGGGCCTTGCTGTGCCGGGCGGCGTATGCCGCGAACGACCCGGCGACCAGGGTGGTTACGTCGTCGGCTGAACCCTCACGGGTGAAGGCCCAGCCGCCGTCTCCCATCTTGCGCTTCCTGGCGACCTGGGCGGCCCGGTCCAGCGGGGGCTGGCCGGTGTGGTGCAGCCGCCGCATTTCGGGGCGGCCCGGCACGGTGCCCAGGAGATCGTCGAGCAGTTCGCCGGACGCGGTGCCGACCTGGGCGGCGTCCAGTTGCTCGACCTCGACGGCCAGGGACTCCGTGAGCGTGCGCGTGACGCCGGTCGCCGGGCCCTTGCTGTCGGAGACGACCCGCAGCCCGTAGCGGTCGCGCAGGTCTGCGACCCGCTGGGGTATCCAGTCGATGCCAGCGCCTGGCCGGTGGTCGATGACCCGCAGCGACAGGCGGCCGTCGGGCAGGCGGCCGCCCAGGACCACGGCCCCGGTCTGCCTGGTGTCGGGGTCGACGTCGTAGGACAGTCGACAGTGGTCACGGGCCGGGTCCAGTTTCGTGGTCTGGTCCTCGGCCTGGGCCCAGGCCACCTGGGGCAGCAGCCTGGGGGTCAGCGACGTCTGGAAGACGTTGAGGTAGGACCGATGGAACTCGGCCGCGCCAAACGTCTTGTGATCCTCGCGCAGCACGTCCAGGTCGATGGTGTGGCCGACGGCCGGGTGAACCCTGGCCCACAGGGCCGGGTCGTCGAGGTCGCCCACCGGGTTGCCGTAGTCGTCGACCTCGGGGTGCCACTCGAAGTACGCGATGCCCTGGTCGGGCTGGGCGTCGACCGCTCGGCCCAGTTCGCGCCAGCGGAGTAACCAGGTGCTGTCATCGGTGCCCCCGGCCGACACGATCCACAGTTGCCGCCGCTTCCTGGTCAGCATCGGCGGCCGCATGGCCGTCTCCAGTTCGTTGCCCTGGGCCAGGTCGAACGCCCAAGCCTCATCAACGATGGGCATATCGGCGTCCTTGCCGTGCAGCGCCTTCGGCCCAGGGGCGAACACGCCCACCTGGCCCCCTGAGCGCTTCACAGTGAAGGACTGCGACCCGTTCGACAGCCTGGTCTTGACCGATGCCCCCAGGTGGGTGACCTTCGGCAACCAGTCCTCTCGGAAGTAGGCCGCCGCGTCCTGGCCGGTCTGGGCGGTGTACCAGCAGCGGCCCTGCCTGATCCAGGCGGCCCGCTGCAAGGCGGTCGGCAACGTCAACGCGGACTTGCCAGCACGCCTGGGCAGCAGCAGCACGACGACCGGATAGGCCATGCGGCCGCTGGGCAGAACCTCGCCAGAGACGTCAGCGATCAGCCGCTGGTGGGGCATCAGCGGCGTGCCCAGGCGGGCCGCGATCTTGGCAACGTCGCCGCCGACAGTCGGGCGGCCGGGCGTCCTGGGCGTCGACCACCTGGGCGGGGCCGACGGGACGGCCAGCAGACTGTCGACGGCCTCGCTCACGCCGGGCCGTCCAGGTCGCCGAAGGCGTCGTCATCGTCTGACGACTCGGCGGGCATCAGGCCCAGGGCGTCCAGTAGTTCCTGGTAGGGCTTGGCGAGTTGTGCAATGGCGTAGGGGTTGCCCTTGGCCTCGGCCCGGTCGAGCGCCCAGGCCACAGACCGGGCGGCCGACACGGCGGCGGCCATGACGGGCTGGCGGTCTAGGCGTGACTCTTTGGCGGCCCGGTTCAGGGCCCGCTCGTGCCGCCCAGTCTTGCGTCGGCCGGGGCTCCT